CCGTCGGCGTCAAAAGCACCAGTACCGTCGTCAATAGTGACCGCGTTGGGGTAAGCGCGGCGGATAGCTTCGTGATTAAGCATTGGGTGCTACCTCCATGACAATAATTCCGGAACCTGGTCTGACATCACGGGGACCTGAAGTATCGAGATTACCTCCTGTTCTGTTGATTGTTGCGGTATTTCCTTGCGTGGCAATTTGCACTTTATATGTAATACTGGACGTTAATCCGGGTGAATCTAAATAACAGGCAGAGGTAGAAAACGTATGATAAATATCGCTAACTTGAAATCTATTGGTTGCCTGACCTTTGTTTCCATCGGAATCTCCAACGGCAATAGAAGTGCTATTCCTGACAAGCTGAAAAGCCACAGTATTGCCAGCAGTTGTATTGGATCCGTTTATATAATAAAAAATTAAGATGTTGTTACTTGTTGATGCTGGTGTTATCGAGACTGATAACCCTGTCAAATCAGTGTATGTAGTTGATGCTGTGGTAAATGTATCCGACTTAAAAGTCTGTCGGACCTGCAAAATCTTGCCAGCACCTGCCCAACTCAACCCACCAGAACCATTGGTCTGTAGGTATTGACCGCTAGACCCACCACCATCGGGTAGGGTCAGCGTATGACTGCCAGCATCTGCTGGTACATCTAGTTCGACGTAACCGGTGTTACTGCCGTTTAATCGTAGTGCCATTAGTTAGTACCTCCTTCGAGTTGGGCGACGCGGGTTTCAAGGGCTTCGATCTTGGTGATTGCTTCCTTCAGCGCCTTGGTTAGCACGGCTGTCATTTTTTCGTAGTTGACAGCAAGAGGGACAATCTCAGTGTCTTCTGGGTTTTTAGTCGCAATAGACTTTACACCCATGGACACAAACTCAGGCATTACTTCTGACACTTCATCGGCAATAAATCCAATTTCGTTGATTTGATCGTCAATACGAAAATATTTTCTTGGCTGAAGTTGCTTAATTTCGGCAATTCCGTATGGGCAATCAACAATATTATCTTTAACGTATCGGTTTGACGCGTCGTAAGTAAGTGCGCCAGTGTTGTAGTTATATTTAACTGTAGAGGTACCGGCGCCAGTGCTGAAACTGTAGATCGTTATACCATTGCCATCTGGTTGAAACAGAATATTTCCATTTGCACTAATCTTTATCCGCTCCGTATTTGCTGTACCAAGAGCCAGAGTATCGTCACCAACTCTGCCGACATAAGCAGAAAATTGATCTGCATGAGCTGTACCGTAACCAAAAGCTAGATAAGCATTGTCGGCTGAACTACTACTTGCAATGTTTATACCAGCAAGACCGGCGCTTGGTTGAACGATCAATCCGTCAAGCAAATCCCAATTGGTTGTTGTAGTGCCGATTCCAACGTTTCCGTTACTAGAAAATGTTGCCCGAGTTGTACCACCCGTGTTGATATTGACCTCATCAGTACCAAAGCTGATGCCGGTGTTTGTGTCTGACCCCTGAAGTGCCGGGGTGGCGGCAGAGCCGTCCACACCCGAGATTCCAGAGGTTCCGTTAATAGTAATAGCCATAATTAAACAATAACCCAGTTTGAACCAGTAGGAATAGTGACCGTGACACCGCTGTTAACCGTCATAGGACCAGCGTTGATCACATGGCTACCAGACGGAATCGAGTAGTCAGCATCGACAGTATAGGAATGAACAACTGCCCAACGGTTAGTACCAGAGGCACCACGTTCTGGATAAGCAGTACCAGCTTCCGCCCAGCTAAGCGTACCAGCTGCGTCACTAACAAGTGCGTGACCAGAGGTAGTTGCATCAGCACTTGGAAGAGTCCAGGTGACATCAGCTGCAATAGCTGCAGGTGCTTTGAACCCTACATAATTAGAACCGTTACTAACGTTTTCAAAGAATAGAATCGGTTTTTCACTTTGCTGAGCAAGAGTGACATACTGATTATTAAAACTACTGTTAATAATGTTAGTATCAGTCCCGTCAGCAGTAATAGTAATTGAAGCAGGATCGGTACCGTTATCAGTTACTGTGACATTACTATTGTCTTGACTAATCGAGTTAGAGCTAATACCAGCAAGTTCGGTGTCAACGTAGTTCTTAGTAGCAGCATCTTGTGCACCAGTAGGGTCGGTAACGTTAATGATACGGCTAGTATCTACGTCAACAGAACCAGTACTGCTAGGACGCAAACGTAAATCATTTGATCCAGGCGTTGTATCTATAATTGCTCTAACAGTGCTGCCATGTTGAAACCCAAAAGAAGCGCCAAAAGTAGTATTTGTAGACTGAAGCGTTATGCTTGCCTCACCAGCAGCATCAGATGGGGTAATATGCAGTTCTGCTGACGGAGAGGCAGTACCAATACCAACTTTACCGAGATGATTTACTCTAAACCGCTCAGCACCATCAGTAGTTACAATAAACTGCCCATTCGCGGTGTCAACAATTTCAGCACTTGAATCGCCTTCTTCAATCTTGTCAGAAGAAATACCAGATAGTTGATTATCAACATACCCTTTAGATGCTGCTTCGTCGTTAGCGGTAGGACTCGAAGAAAGACCAGTAATCGTGTTACCGTTTACGTCAAGGTCACCACCAAGTTGCGGAGTAGTATCCGACAGCAAATCAAAGGCAATAGAACCAGTAGGAATGGTAATGAAACCAAGCTGTTGATCTACTTCAAAGATCGGGTCATCGGTTTGGTTACCACCAATCTTAAACTTACCGTTGTGGTCAGTAATAGCAGTCCAGATCTTACCGTTGTTAAGTTCGGTGATCTGTTTGGTTTCATCCGGCACACCACCATTTTCAGGCAGTGCATCATAGTCCATACCGCTACCAACGTACTCCATCGTGTGACCGCTAGAAGCGATCTGGGAACGAAGGAAGAACGACACAGCAGAATCATCATCCAATCCTTTCTCTAAACCGTCGTTAGTAGAACGGTTGGTAGCATTGGGTCGGCTAATTTTAACTCTGTAACCGCCAGTAATTGCAGTTGCTTCCAGAATTGGATATGTAGAAGTCGTGGCATCACTATTGGTAACCGTAACCAACATATTGGTTGCGGGAACATTAGCATCACCAAACCAGCCACTTCCAGCAGTAATACCATCAATGTCAAAGGTTTCAGAAGTGCTAGTTGCTGCACCGTTGACACTTGCAGTAAAAATAGCACTAGTAGACTTACCATCAGCAACAAGTGCCTTTTCACCAAAGTCAGTGGTAGACGCAGCAAGGTTTGCCTGACCGCCGTTACGTGCTTTGATGTGGTACTTGTTAAAGAAAGCGTAGCTACTGGTAGCTTGCAAATAACCGTTGTTAGTAACAAGAATACCAGGACCATTCAAACCAACGTGGGTGTAGCTGTCGCAAACCATAGACCGCAGCGGGCTAGCGCTGTTAGGCACAGAACCATCAACAAGCAGACCACCGCCAGTAGGTTCGTTAGTAAGGTCACCACCTTGACCTCCAGCAGGGTTGTGGGGATCAAAGTTGCTGTTGTTTACAATTTGGCTATCAGAGAAGTTAGTACAGTTTTGGATGTACGGAGACTTCGTAATAACACAGTTGTTGTAGAACTTAAAGTTCCAACCTTGGCGCTTAGGAAGGTCAGGATCTAAGGTATTAGGATCACCAGCACTGTAAGTACCAGCTTGCATACCAGTCAGCGTCAGGTTTTGGATAAACGAACCACTGTTGAGTTCAAACAGTGCATTGTTACCATCAGCGTGATCACCTTGGGTTGAGCTGCTAGGATGCACAATAGTGCTACGCAACGCCATACCAATAATAGACACGTTGCGACGTTTGATCTGAATAGGAGCCGCTTCTTCGTAATCACCAGCAGACACGATAACGGTCATACCGTCACCACCGCCTTCAACTTCCAGCTCAAATCCAGAACCACCACCACCACCAAGGTCAGAATCAGCAGCAGACAAGATGTCTCCAATCTGATAATCCTCTAGCGTAGTTGTACTAGTAACTGTACAAGCAGTAACAGCTCCGCTAGCCACAGTGATGTTAGCTTGCAGACCAGAACCACTAGTACCACCAGTCAGCGGCACATTGGTGTAGTCGCCATCAGTGTAACCAGAACCAGCAGTCTTAATAGACGTGCTGATGTCTGCGTTAATGTCGTTGATAGCCTCTTTAATGGTCAATTTAGGACCACTAATACGGTGACCAGTTTTAGAGTCATCACCACCAGTGCTATCAACATAGATAACTTTATCTTGAGTACGGAAAGAACCACCAGAAGCAACGTCTAGCCAGGCAGAACCGTTCCAGATTTTAAGGGTCTGGTTATCGTCATTTTGCAGCCAGGTTTTACCAGTTTCCCAGTCAGACCCGCTAGGAGTGCCAGTCTGGACAAGAGTATCGAAACGACGGGAAGCAGCACTAGAAGTAAAAATGCTATCATCGTCAGTGGTAGGACCAGCGTTTTGCTCAGCGTAGGTGATAATATCACCAGCCTTGATCCGGTCAAGATCAACAGAACCTGCGCCAATACCCAGGGTAGTTTGCCCACCACTGGTAACTTTAGTCAGACCAGTGCTATCAACAAGGATGTCACCAGTAATAGCATCATCAATGACATCATCAATTTTTGCTGTAGTAGCAATAGTTGTGTCATTGTTTGCCCAGGTTTCCCCAGACACAATAATGTCAGCAGCTTTTATTCTATCGAGATCAATAGAACCAGCCCCAAGACCAAGAGTAATAGTGCCGTCGCCATCGTCCGTTACGGTGATACCAGTACCATCGGTACCAATATCATTAGTAATAGCAGTATCAATGCGGTCATCAATCGCCGCAGTCGTGGCAATAGTATCGTCATCGTTTGGCCAAGTCTCCGAAGATGTGATAGTTTCACTTAGCTCATCTTGGAAACGTGCATCAATCGCAGCAGTACTGGCTACACGATCATCATCGCTTACCCAGGTATCTGTACTTTTAATAATTTCATCGGCTTCATCAAGGAACCGCTGATCCATAGCGGCGGTGGTAGCAATCTGAGTATCAGAGCTTACCCACGTTTCGTCACTATGGATCGTGCTGGTTTCATTGTCCCAAGTATAAGCTTTGATTTCCTGAACAGCATAATTGTTCTGAGTCAGGTTATCATTCAAGTCATTAGCTCGAATAGAAGAACCAGCAAAGAACGTAGCCTTCAGTTCATCAACATTAGTGTCTCGATAAATACGGACTTCTTCATCAGCTAAAGGTGCCGTATTAAAAGAGATAGTTGTAGCGTTGGCAAAAGAATATTCAGTTGTAGGTTTAACTGTACCGTCAACACTTACTTTAACGTCAGTTTCATCAAGATATTGAAATGAAAACGGGAACAGAGTACGAGATCCATCCCCGGTATAGTATTGTTCAGGATTAACAGCCATTACGCTAATTAGTAATTGGGAATGGGTGGATTATTTGTTGGTCATATTCAAAGCACTAGGAACTTCACCACGGGCAACACGTCGAGCGTTGACACCTGCAGCGTATTCCCTAGCCTTCAGCTCTGCCTTCATCTCTTCATTCATCAGTGAGAATGCTTCTTCTTTAGCAGCACGAGCTGCCATGTCGAGACGGTTGTACACAAAGTTCCATTTATCCGCAGGGATCTTCTCACCAGCAGGTGCAAGAGAACGAGCTTCTCTCAAGGAAGTCCTGAAGTCATCAGCGGGATAATCTGCCATGATCTTGGCGATAGCCTTTCTAAACGTACCTTGTGTTCCCATAATACGGAACAACTCAGAACGCTCATCAGGAGTCAAGTCAACACCGTTCTCACCTTTGTTAAAGATAGGAACAGCATCGTATTCAATGTCTTGTAAGTACTTACGCTCAGGAATAGCAGCATCACCCTCATACACTTTCATCGGAGACAAAGCATTCCAGGCACGAACCTTCCAGTCTTCAGCGACACCAACAGGCTTACCAGTCAACCAGTCATAGGTCTCAGGAAGAGCACCTTCTTTGTCGATCATGTCAAGCCAGTTGTTGTTGTTACGCAACAGGCTGATAAAGTCGTCATTAACTTCACGCAAAGCAGGGTTCATAACCCGAGCCATATCCCTACGCAAACCTCCAAGAGGTGCGAGGTTACTGGTCATGTTAGCTGCCCAACGCTGACCACCAGAAATGTCACCAGACACCATATCCATCAAAGGTTCCAGACTACCGTACATTTGACGGTCTCCAAGAGCAGAAGCAAAGATAAACACAGCTTTACGGGTCAAATTAGCTGCATCGTTTTGAGTAATGCTAGAGCCTGCATCCATAACATCAGCCATAAGTGCAACCCAGTCTCCAATAGGACCAAGCCATTCGTAGCTGTACCACTTACCATCTAAACCTTGATAAGTCTTAGGTTGCCAGTTAGTAGCACGACGTACCTTCTGTCGGTTAGCCTGGAAGTGCCCATTACCACGAATACGTCCTTGCAGGAACATACCAAAGGTCAAACTCATTGCCATCGTACCAACAGCTACTTTACCGATGTACTTAGATTTAAGTGCGTCGTACTCAGCACGGGTAGCAGGTAGACCACGAGGAGTCATGATTGCGTCGATCTCCTGATCAGTCAACTCACGCATAGGAGTGTTGGTAATCAGTTTATCGTAGTCCTTCATAAAGATGTTGACAGGACTGTGCTCAACGA